TAACGTCCTCTAGCCCTAGTGTCAACTTTTGTTGTGCTTGATGTAATAGTAAAAGGACTTAATGCACTGGTAACAGAATTGTCTGCAGGGAAATCTTTTACTGATATAGTCACTTGGTTATTGCCTACTAAAGTTTTAAAGTTTGGTAAAAATCTTCTCATGGCTAGGAATACTTCACTTTGATCTTTTTGTAAAGAAAAGCTAAAAGACTCTATAAAAGATGTTAAAGTAGTAGTGCTTCCATCTGGATTAATTTGATCATTTCCTGTTTCGTGTTCAAAAAATATACTTTGACCTAAACCACTTTGACCTAGAACTTCTGGAAAACTACCATTGTTTGAACTATTGTAGGCTGTAGCATAAGGTTTAGGATATACAAGAGAATCAATCCAAGTAGTTCTAATAGAATTTGTATTAACACCAGTGTACCAATTGCCCATAGGTAACTGTGCATTGTTTTGACCATAATTATAAACTACATATCTATTATTAAAATCAGATCCTTGTGTCGGATACCACCAAACAACTTCTGTAAATAGATTATTAATACCTGCTGCAACTTGTTGTCCTTTTGTTGTATCACAATCATCATAAACATAGTCTTCAACACTACAAGGTAGTGTATTTACTGTACCATCAAATGAGAAGAAACCATTATTACCCATCCAATATGCAACACCATCAATTTCAATTGCTGCATTTTTACCTATCAATCCACAGTTAGTACCAACTTGTTCAAAGCCAAATGTAAATGGCGCACCAACAAATTTCATTGTATATAATGCATTATCTGTCCACACTAGAATGTTTTCTTTTGCAACCAAACCTCCCATAATTTTTGTACCATCTTGTAATCTTTGTGTACCTGCAGTGTTAGTTGCTTCTGGTGTGTATTCATTTATTTTTTCATTTGTAGAAAATCTTATAAACATATCATCTTGTGTGGTTGGATCTCCAATAGTTGTTTCGGTCCCAAGATGAATTAAGTGACGTGTAGTTGGAGAAATTAAAGTTGTTCTTGTTGCAGTTGGATTATTTGTAGTTTCAAAACTAGAAGTTGATGTGGATGCTCTTGTAGTTAATCTTGCTGCAATATCAGAGTTCCATGTAAAAGTTTTACCATTTGCAATAGTTGCAACTAATACATCACCAAAGTTACTTAATGACCAAAGACCAGGTTCAAGAATTATTGTTCCAGCATCTACTGCACTTCCATATCCAGAAAATTTTGAAGCATCGGTAACTGTTGCGCCATTTGAATGAGCTTGACCATTTGAAGTTCCAAAAGTTGCAGTTCCAAAAGCTCCTCTAGTAATACCTGTCAAAGTATTTGTACCTTTTCCAGTGTAAGTAATTAATTCATTGCCAACTGCTATAGTTCCTGTTGTTGGAAAACCTGTGTTTGATGTAACATTAATAACGGTCCCCGATCCACCTGTACCATTAGTGTCTGCGAGCAACGCTCCGTTTAAAGTAGTTTGTTGAGCACCTTGAACTGTACCACCATACTGACCAATACCAAAACCGTAACCATAAGATTGTGCGGCGGGACCAACAGGTTCATAAGGAATTACACTACACGCACCACCACCTGCAGCTCCAGTTGTAGTTTGCGTTCCTGTTATGATTGCAATCAAAGATGATGTAACTCTAGTTACTTGAAATAGTTTATCTTCGAAAGCAGCGTCTGTTAAACCAATACCACTTGGAACAGTTACGTTATCTAATAAAATAATATCACCTGATTGTAAATTATGATTAGATGAAAATGTTAAAGATACTTCTTGTGTTGCATCTTGAGCAGACATAACAACACTTGAGATTGTAGATTTTATAGGTGTAATATCATGAAGTTGTCCTTCAAAATATATAAGTAAAAATTTATCTGTTCCTATTGCAACGTATCTGTTTCCTTCTTTGTCAACAAATGCATGTTGTTTTCTAGCTACACCTACAATAGTATCTGTAAGTAATGATTGCCAACCACCTACTTTTTCTGGCAAGCCATATCTAAATCTTACATTGTCTGAATCTACCCAACGACCTTCTGCTCCAACAGCAGTATCTTGTTTATCAATTCCAGGAGCAAACTTAATTTTCGTAAGCATCTGTTACTCCTATGTTGTTTGGTTGTATACGTATTG